GTATAAGAGACAGGTTCCGATACGTCAGGGCTGATATTTGCAGGAGTAGCAATAGAGAGGGTTGATAACTCTCTGGGCGGTGCCGGTGACAAGAGTGTCGTTCTCCGCCGCCGTGGTCTGATCAAAATGGAATTCGCAACAGCTATCAGCATTGCGAACGTCGGCGACAACGTCTTTCTTGTCGACGATGAAAAAGTCGATTTGACGGCCAACGTCACATACAAAATCTTCTGCGGTATTATAGCGGGCTATATCGATTCTACGCATGCCTGGGTGGATATCGAACCGGCCATCAAGCAGGCGGACGTAGCCACCCATATTGCCGATACCTCTGCTGCTCACAGCGGATCTGCAATATCCATCGACGATGCAGGCAATCACTTCTCGGCTGCCGAAGACGATGTCGAATCTGCGTTGCAGAAACTGGCAAAAACCATCGTAATTGCTCTACCCGGATTTACAGGCTGGACTAAAGATGGAGCCGATCACGTTATTGCTCTGCCTGCGCTGGAATTGCCCGTGGCCGTGATAGTTAAGCGGGCCTACGTCAACTTAGGAACTGCGCCCGGAACCAGCAAAACTCTGGCTTTGAAGCTCAATGATACCGCACTGGTATCCATTGCCGAAACAGCTACACAGGGAGAAGCGGAAAGTCTGTCTATTGCTGTGGCAGCTGACACTGATCTCATCATCAAAGCCAATGAAACAGCCAGTGGCGCAGGGGCAAACTGCGATATTATCCTGATTGCCCAGATTGATGATGGCGAATAACAAAAACAATAACTGAAAGGAGGATTTATATCCATGTTAGTAAATAAAGCGAGTATTATAGCGGTTTTTACCACTCTAAAAACCACTTTTAACAATGCCTTTGACGCCGCTGCCAGCCAGTGGCAGCAAACGGCCATGTTGGTGCCCTCGGGATCCAGCCAGAACGATTACACCTGGCTCAGCCTCTTCCCCAAAATGCGCAAATGGATCGGAGATAAGGCCGTCAAGGCTCTGGAAGCCTTCAAGTACACAGTGGTTAATGACGACTGGGAGGCTACCGTAGAAGTTGACCGGAATGATATTGAAGACGACAATCTCGGTATCTACGCTCCTCAGGCTCAAATGGCCGGGTACAGCGCCAAGCAGCTTCCCGACGAAATTGTGGCTGATTTGAAGAATAATGGATTTGCCAACAAGTGCTATGATGGCCAATATTTTTACGATACCGACCATCCCGTTGGTGAAGCCAAAACGTCAACCTCCAATAAAGGCACTGCCGCCCTTTCCGGTGCGACACAAGCCGCTGCTGCTGCTTCTTACGGCGCAGCCCGCACGGCAATCATGAGTTATAAAGATGACGAAGGCCGTCCTCTCGGACTGGTTCCCGATGTTCTGGAAGTGCCTCCCGCCCTTGAGACCGAGGGAAGACGCCTCTTGGAAATGGACAAGCTGGCCGACGATACGCCGAATCCCTATAAAGGCACGGCCAAACTGGTTGTCAATCCGCGTCTCTTTTCGACGACTGCCTGGTTTCTCCATTGCACTTCCATGCCGGTAAAACCATTTGTCTATCAGCAGCGTAAAGCGCCGGTTTTTGTTGAACAGACCGACGCGGAAAATGACAATGTTTTTATGCGCAGAAAGTTCCGCTTTGGTGCTGAAGCACGTGCGGCAGGCGGTTATGCCTTCTGGCAGATGAGTTACGGTAGCACCGGGCTCGGTTAATTATACAACTGTTCTCAAAGCCCCTCCTGAAACAGGAGGGGCAGGACACATCACTGGTTGAGGAGGATAATATGATTCGTATTACAAGCAAACAGGACGGGTTCCGTAGGGCTGGAATGGCACACAGCAAAGAGCCGAAGGAATACCCGGACAATAAATTCAGCAAAGAACAGCTTGCCGCATTGAAGGCCGAACCGATGCTGATCGTGGAAACCAATGTCCCGGAAACAGAAGCACCGGCAGAAAAAACTAAGGCTAAAGGTAAAAAATAATGTCCTATTGTAGCCAGACAGATATTTTGAATCAGGTCGATAGCACAGCCCTGCTCCAGCTCACGGATGATGCCGGAGCAGGCGCTATCGATGCCGATATTGTAACTCGCGCCATTGCCGATGCCGATGCCACAATCGATTCTTATTGTCAGGACAGATACTCAATTCCGCTGTCTCCCGTACCTGACAAGATACGTCAAGTGAGCGTGGATATCGCAATTTACAATCTCTATTCACGAAGAGACGATGTAGTGCCGGAAGTTCGCAAGGAGCGGAATAAAGAGTCCATCCGGTTTTTGGAGAAAGTTGCCGAAGGGAAGATCTCACTCGGTGCTAATACACCTTCTCCGGCCAACACGGATAACACGGTAAATATTAACTCCAATGACCAGATATTCACCAGGGATAAAATGTCGGGGTTTTAAATGTACACAATCGAACAGTTTGAAGATGCCTTTATTGCGAAGCTTGCTCCGCTGAAAATCGGCTACACACCGGTCGGCGAAAGCGACCCTGCTGTCTGGCGGACGGTGCGGACAATTAAGAGCTATCAAGGGGAACTGGATGATGAGGAAAACATAGCGCGGTCAATTCGGCTTTTTCCGGCAATTATCATCATGTACGCCGGATCTGAGTATGAAGAACACGGTAGCCGGGTAATAGAAAAACCGGTTTTTTCGCTTTTCTTTTGCGACAAAAACCTTCGTGTTGAGGAAGAAGCGCGGCGCGGCGGATCGAACAATCCCGGCATCTATGCCTTGCTGGACGGCGCACGCGATCTGCTTTATGGATCCCGGCTCTCTTTGGACATTTTCCCCCTCATGTTATTGCGGCAGCGTCCTGTCTGGTTCGGTAAAGGCATATCAATATACAGTGCTGAATATGAGACATCACAGGCGCTGCTATATCCGGGCGATTAAAGCGTAAGGAAAGGAGACGTTATGGAAGATAAATGCAATACCGGCGGCACCCACTATGAAGACAAAGACGGCAATGAGTTGTCGGAGCAGGAATACAAAAAGCTTTTGAAAAAACAAACCACCCAGTCGGGTGGCAAGAACGCACCGGCGGAAAAAACCGCGACGGATCAAGAGGAGATTAAACAATGATAGTTAAAAGAGCGCAAATGGCGGCAAAAGCCGAAGGAACCGAAGGCGCGGCGGAAGTACTGGCAGGAGCGGACGCTTTTCTGGCGCAAAACATAAAAATCGGCCCGGATATCGAGATGCATGAACGGCCTAATGTAACATCATCCCTGTCGCCTTTTCCCCAGGTACCAGGGTCGAGAAAAGCGACTTTTGAATTCGATGTGGAATTAAAGGGCTCCGGGACGGCAGGCACGGCACCTGCCTTAGGCAAACTGCTCCTGGGATGCGGCTTTGCCGAAACCGTAGTAGCCGTGACATCTGTGACGTATAAACCGGCATCAACGGGTATCGGATCGATGACGCTGGCGATGTATCATGACGGTCTGATCAAAAAGATATGGGGTGCCCGCGGCAATGTCAGCTGGAAAGACGAAAAAGGCAAGCCGCGCATATTTCATTTTATTTTCACCGGAGCTGATTTTTCCGTTGCCGATGGGGCAATGCTGTCTTCCGGCGTATCTTACGAAACCACTACTCCGCAGCCTTTCCTCTCTGCTGCATTTTCCATCGACTCTTACTCTGCACTCGTCGGTTCAGTTGAATATAACATGAACAATGAAGTTGCTTTGCGCGATGATGTTAATTCGTCATCCGGCCATAAGAGCGCAGTTATTACGGGCCGGAAGCCGACTCTTTCCATCGATCCGGAAATGGTGCTGGTTGCCACTTGCGACTTTTTCGGCAAATGGCGTAGCGGAAACCAAGGGGCTTTGTCCAGCGTTATAGGCGCAACGGCAGGCAATATCTGCACAACAACAGCGCCGAAAGCACAATATACCGGTGTCAAGGATAACGAAAAAAGCGGGCTGCAATCTCTGGGCATCGATTGCCAGCTTAATCGCAATGCAGGCGATGATGAAATTGTGATTGCATTTACATAATTAAATTTGTCATTCCGGCGCAGGCCGGAA